GTTGGCGAAAGCTCGACCGATGTATTCGTTGTTGATATTTCTGAAAACGCTGGAACAGTAGGTTCCGCAAGCGCAATCAGAGTTAAAATCAATGACGGTTACCAGATATTCTAAATTATATATTATAACACAATAAAACATGACAAGTTCGGATTATACCTTACAGGCGGTTAAGGGGATTAAAAAGTCCTTTGACAACGCTTGTAAGAACAAAATCGAAGGTTACATGAAACAGGGATATATCCAGTTTTATAATACCTCCGAAGTATCAGAAATCTACACTTCAACCGAAGGTATGACGGGTGTAACAGAGTTAGGAGAACTCGGCACGCCTCCGTCTTCGGCTCTCGAAGATGGATATTCTGTAACAATCAAAGAAAAAAGGTTTGGTGGAGCTTTGATCGTACCTGAAAAGGTATATCGAAGAGATGGCGCAGATTCCACATGGAAAGTTGACCAGTACTTGAAGAGACAAAGAAACCAACTTCTAAAAACAAGTGTGCAGAAACTTATCACAGACGCTCACTTAATGTTAAATGAGGCGTTTGATTCGACTTCCGCATATCTTGCTCCTGATTCAGTTGAAGTTTGTGGCTCTCACTCTTGGGCTTCCGGTGCTACGTTTGACAACGCAGTAACGCCTGCTCTTGATACAGACGCTATGGATGACGCTTGGGAATATGCAGGTGCATATACCGACCCATCCGGCAAAGAAGACCCATTGAACTGGACTCATATCGTGGTCAAGAAAGGTTCAGACGCTCATAGAGAAGCTATCAGATTATTTGCAAAGGAAATCAAGCCAACGCAGACAAACGATATCAATGTCTATGAAGGTGAATTGACTGTAGTTGAAACACCTTACATTACTTCTACGAACAAGAATTATTGGTTCTTATATGATTTAAGCAAGGAGCTTTCACCTTTGGCAGTTGGTATTGGTGAATATCCGACAATGAGAGAACCGATCAAAGAGACAAACGAAGCGATCAGGTCTAACGTAACTGACTTCCGCAAACAGGGATGTTTGAACATGCCAGGGCAAATTTACGGGTCTACAGGAACCACATAATAAGCCTAATGGCGGTGTTATGCGGCTCACCTAAAAAAGCCGCCTACTAGCTGGGTGTAATTCCCTCTCCATAATTCTTAACAAATTAAAACTATGGCTACTAAATATGAATATCGTGTAAGCGGAGTGCCGGACGCTCCAGTAATTGACCACAACGGTAATTTCCGTCCTTCAAGTGTTTGGGGGAATACTTACTTTGTGGATTATCGCAACGGTGCAGCTACGAATAACGGTCTTTCAAGGGGTAATGCTTTCAAATTATTGTCTTCAGCTGTTACAGCGGTAACAGATAATAATTGGGATTTAATTGTCGGCGACCCCGATTCTGAGGTTGTTGAAACTTCTATGTTAACAAATACCAAAAACCGCTTCAATGTTTACGGAGATACAAGCGGACGTGTACTAGGGCCACGCTTTAGGGTATCTGCTACAATCTTAACTGGTGCAACAAATATCGCTACAATGCAAAATGCTGGCGTTGGAGTTGGATTCCACGGCATTAAATTCAGCAACGCTTCAACTGTAGATGAAGGTCTTTACTCGGTTGCGGAAGGTGGAGAATATGCAATTTACAATCATTGTGAATTTTATAAATCCACTGATCTTGATGAAACAGGAGCGGCTGAAATCCTTAATAATGGAGATTCTGCTCAATGGAACAACTGTACTATTGGTTCAAGTGCGAACGAGATTGTCGGAGCAATTATCCGACCTTGTATGCTTTTAACTGCTACATTGAGTGGTAAAAAGTGCAGGGATAATGTCGTTAATGATTGTCTGTTTCTGCGTAAAGGTGGTAATGCGGCAAATAGATTTATCTATGGCGCAAATGCTACGGACGTTGAAAGACTGTTTAGAATTGGCGGTGAAACGTTGTTCTACAATAATCCTCTTAGTACGACAGACCCGGGCGTTGCAATTGATTTTGGTGCAGCGCAAACCGAAGGCTCGGTTGTGTGCGGCCCGAATGTCCATATCGCAAGTGTTGGCGTTTTAGGTGCGACTGGTGAGGGAGTTTATGTTTCAACACCAAGTTCACCGACGTATGCTACATCTGGTTTATCGGTTGCGGCTTAATTCTTAACCTCATAATTCAATGGGAAAGAAAAAGAAAGGCGGATGTAAATAATTTTAGAGGGGATAAACCCGAAGTCGGGATTCCGGTATCGGCAATTTATCCCTTCGATAAAGGATTTAAATCATAACTTAAAAATCATGACACAGAGAAAACCTATAAAAGGTTTTAAAGGGTACGAAATAGACACAGATGGCAATGTGTATAGTTATTGGAAGCGGTCTTCTAAGGGGTGGGTTATATCTAAGGAATTAACTAAAATGAATCCTACGACACGAAAATATGGGTATTTGCAGGTTGATTTGCGTGGAGATAAAAGATGTGTGATGACGGTTTATGCCATTGTATTAAATACATTCGTTGGCAAATGTCCAAAAGGTATGCAATGTCGTCATTTAGATGGAAATCCCGCAAACAATAAATTAGAGAATTTAAAATGGGGGACTTCTAAAGAAAATCATGCAGATAGAATTCGTCATGGGCATACAAATAAAGGGGAAAAACATCCTTTTGTAAAATTAAACGAAGTTCAAGTTAAAGTAATACGGAGTATTAAAACCATTCCAAATCATATTTCTTCAAGGAAAATAGGGGAAATATTTAATATAAGTTCTTCTACTGTTCGTAATATTTTAAACAATTACACTTGGAAACATATTTAACAATTTAACAAAAAATCACATGGGACAATTATGGAAGATTAAAAACCAAGTATATACACACGCTCAACTTATGGAGCTAAAAAGACAGGGTTTAGACCCCCGCAAAGACGATATTGTAATGAAGTTTATTACAAACCCTCAACCAGTAGTGGAAGAGGCTAAAATCGAAGCTAATGAAGCCGTAGAAGTTACTGAATCAAAGACTGATATACCTGTAGTTTTGGGAACTCCAACGGATGAGGTAATAGAAGTTGAAAAAGAGGTTGTTGAAACAGAAGAAAAAGAGGATAATGTTATCGAAACAGAAGAAGAGGAATTTGCAAGGTTAAAAACCGAGAAAGCGTGGGTTAATAACTTAAAGAAAGGCAGATACCATGAATTAAAAGCTAAGTTTGAAAATTAGGCAGTAGTAAATCCGTGTAACTTATATCACTTAATCCAAACACAATATGGATGGATACAGGCTAAGAAGTGCGCACGGAGATACTATCGACCAAACGCAACCGCTTCCAATTGATACGGTAGAAGCGCAGGAAACAGTATCAGTAGCACCCACGCTTACCTATAATGGTAAGGCGGCGGCAGGTGCGGTTTCAATTAGTTCAGTTGCTCTAAAACCAATTATTGAGGCTTATGGGGGCAGAGTTGGCTCATTTTGGGGTAAACCTCAAAACAAAGTCTACGAAGCTTTTGCACAAGGCAATAGCAAGAATAAAACTTCAAGAAATTTACGGTCAGTCACGGAAACGGCAACGGCGGCAGCTTTTGTAGTTTACGATCCCGATAAAAACCTTGAAGAGATGTTTGAATCACTTACTGGAACGGTAAAGAGATTCATAGTAAAAGTTACTGATAAATCCGGTGGTACTCTTTACGGCTGGATTATGGGAGTGTCAGTAGCGAGTGATGTTTATACTTTCACGGTTCATAATAACAGGGTAACAGAAACGCAAAGCTGGGTTGGCACTTTAGGCGACTTTGACAATACAGCTTTGGAGAAAGTAGAGATATTTTATTACAATTCTTCAATCTCTTTTGGTACAGGAACTTGTTTTACGGAAGAGGTAGAATGTCCGAAAGAATATTCAAAGAGCAGGGAAGCTCAATTAATTTATGCCGAAACTTTGGCAAATGGTCAATTTTTCGTTGATTACATGCGAGGCGAGCTGATTGGCGTTAAAGCAGATGCAACCGCAAGTGAAACGGTCACTTACAATGTGTGGGCAAGTACGGCTGGCGGGTCTAGTGGCCCAGCGTCTAACGTGAACATCGAAAAGTTCGGCGGTACAGCAGTCACCCTCGGCCAAAAAACAAGCGCGAACTCAATTCCAGTCGTATTACCAAGTGATGCGGCGGCCAATTCAGGTAGTGCTTCAAGTGGTGACGCTACTTATATGTCACCAACTGACTTTACAGCGACCTATGCGAGCGGAACGACACTTACTATCACAGGACTTCCATATACGCCTACAGCGGCTCAATTCATGAGCGTGAAAAGGCAGGACACAACAGGTGTATCGGTCACTTACACGCCAGACGTAAAAGCGTTTGCGTACAATTCGTCTACAGGAGTTCTAACGGTAACAGGCGCGGCGTTTACGGCAACGGATGTGTTTGTGGTAACTGCTATTGGGCCGACAAAGATGATGGACGTAAGCAATGACGCTCAAAGGAACGCACCTATCAGAGATTTAAGCGATCAATATGTAAGCGAAACATTCACCCTCACAAACGTACCCAATGCTACGCCTGACGAGACGATTATAGTCGATTTGAGTGGTTATCGAGGTTGGAGCGTACACGTTGAGAAGACAGGCGGTGCGGATACTTTTGACGTGGACTATTTCGTAAGCAATGAAGACGCACTATCGACCGCTGATTGGTTGGAGATTACACCTACGTTCGCCAGTGGTTCAGCAACAGCAGACCACATCGCACATCCTGATAGTCAAATGCTGGTGACTAAAGGATTGAAACTTAAAATCACCACGGCAGGAGCGGCAAACGATGCTGATTTTCAGGCGTTTGTTCGCAGATGGTACTAACCAATAACTTAAATTCAATATGACAATCATAGAAACAACACTGGATAAAAAGACGCTCACTGATTTGGTTGTTGAGCCTGTCGCAAAGACAGTCTCAGAGCCAAAGCTCACAGAGGAAACAGTCAACGCAATTATCGCTGAATTAAAAGTTGGCGGTGGCTACGGCGACATTGCGGTCAAAGTAGGCTTCGACAAATGCACCAAAGCGCAGGTGGTTGAGGTTGCGAGAAAGATGCAAGAACGCATAGCCGAGCTTAACGCTCCGAAGGTGGTAGAAGAAGTAATAACCAAATAATCTATGAGCATTCAAGCAACATCAGGAGACGGAGTAGTATTTTTCGAAGACTTTAGGTCTCCTGTTTCGGTTGCTGCGAATGGGGGGGTAGTCGTCGGAAACTGCGTCGCTCAGGGGAAGTATACGGGTGCAGGAGAGTCGGCAGTCAAGTACGTCTCTTATGGTAAAACAAGACGCACTTTGACTGGCAATGTCTGGTGGGTGCGTTTCAAATTTAAAGCCAACGATTTCGGTGCTTATAGAGTATTGCTGTCTAGGGGCATAGCTGGAAATGTGGGATTTTATTTTGCTGTCGGCACCAGTGGCAACTTGTACTGTTACGGTTACGACGGGGCTGCCGCATTCCGCATTAACCCGAACGACAACTCAGCTTTTGTGGCAGGGGTGACTTATGAAGTCTCCATCACTTGTGACGGGACTAAAGTATATTCATACATTAACGGTGTGTTAGACGGTACGCCTCTTTCGTGTACCTCAAAGATAGCTTTAAGCACGGCAGATTTGCGGATTGGGTCGAGGGAATCGACTATTCCAGATTGGAATGGCGATATTTATCTCGTTCAGATGAGCGTCGGTGTGTCATTATCAGCCGAAGAAGCCAAAGACCTCTACGAACAAGACACCATCCAAGAACTCTCTCACCCTCTCATCGACCTGCCGTTACGCACGTCGTATTACAAGGAGAATGGGGTGGAGTTATTGACTGATCCGAATTTTGATAATGCAACTATTGATGATTGGGTTGCCAGTAGTGCTGTAATTAGTTTATCGCTTAGTACAGCCAGCCCGTATAATGGAACGCAGGCTTTAAGGCTTACCAGAGCAACGGCTTATGGGTATGCCAAGTTTACAACATTAACAAGCGGAAAAAGACTCAAAGTAAGAGGCAAGGCTAGAGGTGATGGCACATTTTACCCGAGGATTACGGACGATAGTGGGAATGTTTTATGGGCAGGTACGACATCAACAGCTTGGCAGGACTTTGATTTTGAAACAATAAGCACAGGCTGGCTTGTACTATATACCCCTTTGGCTGGAGGAGGTAACGGTAACTGGATTGAATTTGATGCAATGTCTATCGAACTCATGGAAAACCTCACCGACAACAAAGGCACTCTGGGCGGTACAGCTAAACTAGGCGACGGTTCTACAACCACGACCATGCCGACGATACTGGCTCCGCATGGTGCGGGTTTTGATGGCGGGGATTATATTGACATGGGCAGAATAACCCAACTTGAAGGAGCATCTAAGGCGACAATCGCTTGGATGTGGAAGCCGACAACTCTTGCTAATTCCCGTGGCTTTGGAAAAGACGACGGTACAGGTAACGAAAGGTTGATATTTTTTGAATCTACTCCGTCCGGTGGAGCGGCTAAGGTTGCTATCAGCGCTGCAACAGGCGGTTCATCTTATGCCATAAGTGGAGGATACCCAATAAGACAGGGTGTCTATTACACGGGTATTATGGTTTTCGATGGCACACAGGCTACGGCAAATAACCGTCTAAAACTTTATATAGACGGCAAAGAGATAACGGACTTTGTGTATACTGGCTCATTTCCCGCAACTCTCACAGCCGCTACGACAAACTTCTTATTTGGCAAAAGAGCAGGGTCAACTTGGATGACTGGTATTGGAATACGTCCGAGGATTTTTGATAAAGCCCTCACTTCCCGCCAAGCAAAAATTCTCCATAACCGCCTTATGAAGGGCTTAAACGTATGAGCAAACTACAGCAATTAAAATCAGAGGGGAAAATAGCGTTATGGCTCAGCCCTCGACTACAGACCCTCAAAGATTTAAGTGGTAATGATAACAGTGTAACTGTTGCTGGAACTCCTCGCTGGGGCAATTCAAGAAGGGGGAGGTCAATCGCAGTGCCGTCTTCTACTGATGGGTTGAACGTAGCGGATTCAGCGAGCATGGAGATAACGGAAGGTGTTTTGATTTTTGTTGGTGACTTTTCCAAACAATTAGCCTCTCGATATTTTTTCTATAAAGCTGCTGGGGCTGGCACAGCGTTAGGATTTTACAATAGCTCGACAACCGCTTTAGGTTTTGCAGCAGGTGCAACCTCATCAATAATAACTACAAACATAATTGGTAAGCGTTTTATTGCAGTCAGGTTTAAGGGTGGAGAAAAACCTGTATTTTTTACAGATGGCACGATGGTAGGAGAAGGCAATAATGCTCTGCCAGCAATAACCGCAGCAGCTACAGTGAATTATCTCTTAGGCTCAAACGGTGCATCACCGGAGGTATCATTTACTGATGTTATTGTTTTGAACTCAAGTGCCATCACCAATCAAGAGATTTCCCAAATATACGATGAGCTAATTGCCGAACGTGGCGCAGGCAACCCGAAAGTGAGGAATTACCGCTGGGGCGCACCACTCGACACTACAGGCAAATGCACGCTCCAACTGGACAACCGTGTATCAGCAGGCAATCTCGTGGTCAATCGCATAAACTCAAGCAACAACGCCAGCAAGGTGGGTAACGTAACCACAGCCAGAGGCGTATTCGGCGAGGCTCTCATGTACAACAATGCCAGTGGATATATTCAGATAACCGATGGTTATACCAACTTAATATCAGGTAATCAGAACGCAGCTTGGAGCTGGAACTTTAGACCCGCAGGCTACGAGAATGTAGTTTGGACGAACTCCGACGGCACGGTATTCATGAACGTCCCATCTGCCACTAATATATTTTTGAAAGTAGGTGGCACAACTAGAACTTACACCATCACCGCACTCATCACAGGGCTTGATTATCATTTCTATTTTG